TTATTCAACCCAAATGTAAATGTTGCTATCCTTGCCAACAAATCAACAACTGCAAGAGATATTTTGGGTAGATTACAACTTGCATATGAAAATCTTCCAAAATGGATGCAGCAAGGGGTTATTTCATGGAATAAGGGAAACATTGAACTTGAGAATGGAAGTAAAATTATTGCTTCAGCTACATCATCAAGCGCAGTTAGAGGTGGATCATATAATGTTATTTTCTTAGATGAGTTTGCATTTGTTCCTTCTAATGTTGCAGAACAATTCTTTGCTTCTGTCTATCCTACTATCACGTCTGGTCAAAAAACAAAAGTTATTATTGTTTCAACACCTCATGGTATGAATATGTTCTACAGATTGTGGGTTGATGCCATAGAAAAGAGGAGCCAGTTTGTTGCTACAGATGTTCATTGGAGTGAAGTTCCCGGCAGAGATGAAAAATGGAAAGAAGAAACTATACGAAATACATCGGCGGCTCAATTTAATTCAGAGTTTGAATGTGAGTTTTTAGGGTCTATTGATACTTTAATTAGCTCAACGAAACTCAAGTCTTTGGCATACAGAACTCCGTTGCAGTCACATTCTAAATTAGATATTTACAAAAAACCAGAAGAAGGTCACACATATATGCTAACTGCTGATGTTTCAAGAGGAACATCAAATGATTATTCTGCATTTATAGTGTTTGATGTTACAGAAGTTCCATATAAAATTGTTGCAAAGTTTAGAGACAATGAAATTAAACCACTCATATTTCCCGGCAAAATTTATGATGTTGCAAGAGCTTATAATCAATCGTATGTAATGATTGAAGTGAATGACATAGGAGAACAGGTTGCAACTACTTTACAGTTTGATTTGGAGTATGACAACCTAATCATGGCTTCCATGCGTGGGCGAGCGGGCCAAGTCCTTGGAGCGGGTTTCTCAGGGGGTCGAGCGCAGTTGGGGGTAAGAACGACTAAAGCTGTGAAGAAGATTGGATGTTCAAATCTCAAACAATTGATTGAGGACAATAAACTTATTATCGAAGATTATGATTGCATCAACGAATTATCTACATTTATTGTTAAAGGATCATCACATACAGCTGATGATGGGTGCAATGATGATTTGGTTGCGTGTATGTTTATGTTTGCATGGGCAACCGATCAAACATACTTCAAAGAACTGACAGATAGTGATGTTAGAAATATTATGATGAGAGAACAACAAGAAGCACTAGAACAAGATATGGCACCATTTGGATTTATTGTAACTGGATTAGAGGATGAAAATATAGGTCAGATGGTAGATGAATATGGAACTAAGTGGTCGCCGATTGTTCGTCAAGACTATAATACAGATTGGTAACTATATGAATTCTATCAAATCGTTATCAACTTTGATAAAACAATTTGAACACAGAATTTTTGATTCGCTTATTAGGTGAAATATTTCCTTTCTGCTTTCGTTATTCGTACCCACTCGTTTTGTTAGTTTGCGAATTTGTGAATCGTGTGGGTGAAACTTTAGACAGATTGTTTCACTTTCACCACAATGCATACAAGATTGTTCTGCCAAAAAATCATTCAATAGAACAATTCTCTTTTGGTAATTTCTACGAGCAACCTTTTTGATTGTCTCTTTGTATTTTTCATAGTGTTCATTCATGATTTTATTTATAAGTTATAACACTTATAAAAGTGGTGTTTTAGAAAACTGATTATTATAAATATTCTCAAATAACATAGACTTCAGTTTGTTCGTTTTGGAGTCTGATATAGGAGTAAAGACATGAGTTTCCTTGTATCTCCCGGCGTTCACGTTAGAGAAATTGATCTAACAGGTATCGTTCCCGCAGTTCCAACAACAATTGGTGCTATTGCTGGCGCATTTCAAAAAGGTCCAGTTGGTTCTATTGTAAGATTGGGCAGCGAGGAAGAAATGGTAAAGATTTTTGGTGAGCCACAAAATTCTGGCAACCAATTTGAAACTTTTTTTACCGCTGCAAACTTCCTCCAATATTCAGATCAGCTGAGTATTGTTCGTTGTGAATCTGGTGTTACAAATGCCATTGCATCTGGATCATCTTTCATCATTAGGGATGATGACCATTACGAAGCTTCTTTTGCTGATGGACAAGGTTCAGTCGGTGAGTGGGCTGCAAGAACTGCTGGTGCATGGGGAAATTCAATTGGTGTTTCCGTCTGTGCATCTGCAACTGCTTATGAGGAAATTGCTAAGACAACAACAAGTGCAACAGAAGCAAAAGGTCAGACAGTTATTAGTCTTACATCTGCTGCTGGTTTCAATGTTCATGACATTGTTAACTTTGGTGAGACACTAGGATTTGAATATCAAGTTACAGCTGTTGACACTGGTGCAGCTACAATTACAGTTCAACTGAAAGATGATCCTGTTGCTGCTGGATTGCAATCTGAAATCGCTTCTGGAACAAGTGTTCGTCGCCGCTGGAGATTTTATGACTTATTTGATGCTGCTCCCGGCACATCAGATTTTGCAACTCAAAATCAAAGAGGTACTGATGATGAAATGCACATCGTGGTTTTTGATTTTCTTGGAGAGATATCTGGTTTCTCTGTTACCGCAAATGGAAATAGAACCAATGCAGTTCTAGAAACTTATCCAAATCTATCTAAAAACTCAGTTGGTAGATCACCACAGGGTGATAGCACATACTATGCTGATAAAATCTTTAGGTCTTCCAGTTTTGTTTATTGGATGGATCATAACTCTGCCGGTTTCAACTGGGGAACAGACTTTGATGGTCAAGAGACATTCATTGTCATGGAAGATGGTGGAACAGATGGCGCAGGAACAGATGCTGGTGACAACATCATCTTAGATGGAACTGATGGAGGTTCTGCTAATGTTGGTGATAAGGTTCAAGGTGAAACAGGTGCAACTGCATATGCTGCGCTTGATACACCAACAAATACAATTCTAAAAAATGGCACAGATGATTATGCTGTAACTGCTGGTGAACTTCAAATCGGTTATGATGAATTCAAAGATGTAGAAACAGTTGATGTAAACCTTATTCTTGGTGGAAAGGGTGGTGGAGATGGTAATACTGCATCCACACAAGATACACACGTAACCATGTTGACTGCACTAGTAGAAGACAGAAGAGATTGTGTTGCGTTTGTTTCTCCATATAGAGCAGCAACTGTGGGTGTTTCAAGTTCAAATACAGCTACAGAAAATGTTGTTGATGCTTTCAATCTTTGCCCATCATCTTCATATGTTGTATTCGATAGTGGATACAAATACATGTATGACAAGTATAATGATGTATATCGTTTCGTTCCAATGAACGGTGATACAGCGGGTCTTTGTGCTTACACAGATAATGTTGCTGATCCTTGGTTCTCACCAGCTGGTCTTAATCGTGGTAATGTGAGGGGTGCTATTAAACTCTCATATTCGCCAAAGAAATCTGAAAGAGATCAACTTTATAGAGCAAGAGTTAATCCTGTTGTAGATTTCCCCGGCCAAGGTGTTGTTCTGTTCGGTGATAAAACTGCACTTTCCAAACCAAGCGCATTTGATAGAATTAACGTAAGACGGTTGTTCTTGGTTCTAGAGAAGGCAATTGCCACTGCTGCAAAATTCCAACTCTTTGAGTTCAACGATGAATTTACAAGAGCATCATTCAGAAACTTAGTCGAGCCTTTCTTGAGAGATGTTCAAGGTCGTAGAGGTATCTTTGACTTTAAGGTTGTTGCTGATGATACGAATAACACTGGTGAAGTTATAGATAGGAATGAATTTATTGGTGATATCTATATCAAACCAGCAAGATCAATTAACTTTATCACACTTAATTTCGTAGCAGTTCGCACTGGTGTGGAATTTGAAGAAGTAGTTGGTAAATTTTAAGTTTAGGGAGTAGCTTCACATGGCACAGATAGACGATTTTAAAGCTCAATTAATTGGTGGCGGCGCAAGGGCAAACCAATTTAGAGTTACAATTACTCCACCATCCGGTATTGCTACAGGATTAGATGTTCGTAGGGCATCATTCTTGTGTCGAGCATCATCATTACCAGCTTTCACTCTTCCAGCAATTCCAATTCCCTTTCGTGGTAGGAATATTTACGTTGCTGGTGATCGAACTTTTGATGATCCTTGGACAACAACATTTTTGAATGATACTGATTTTGGTCTTAGAAATTCACTGGAGTTATGGTCAAACGGTATTAATGATCTTGCTGAAGGAACTGGTGTTACAGCTGCTGCTGACTATCAAACAGACTTAACAGTGCAACAACTGGATAGAGATGATACAGTTTTGAAAACATACATTTTCAGAAGTGCATGGCCTACAGATATTACATCAATTGCACTTGATGCTGGCACGGCTGACGCAATTGAACAATTTGATTGTACATGGAGATATCAACACTTTGAAGCTTCTTCTGTGAACTTCTAATATCAAACCTACTAAATATAACAATTAGTAGGAGTCATTATGGCAGAACTTTTTGGATATAAAATAAGCAAATCTAAAGAGGAGGGTGGTACATCTTTTACCGCCCCAACCTCTGATGATGGCGCAGTAGATATAGCTGGTGGTGGTTTTTTTAGTTCTTATCTGAATACAGATGGAAAAGAAAAAACTGATATAGACTTAATTCGTCGTTATAGAGATATTGCTCAACAGTCCGAATGTGATACTGCCATCGAAGATATCATAAATGAAGGCATTGTTGCGAATGAAAGAGATATCTCTGTTCAAATTGTTTTAGATAACATTCCGTATTCAAGCAAAATCAAAAAAACAATCACAGACGAATTTGATGAAGTCTTACGTCTTCTTAAATTTGAAGAAAAAGGTCATGACCTTTTCCGTAGGTGGTATGTTGATGGTCGTATTTATTTTCATAAAATCATTGATCAAAAATCACCAAGAAAAGGCATAACTGAAGTTAGATATATTGATGCCACTAAAATCAAAAAAGTAAGAAAGGTCGAAAAAGAGAAAGACCACAAAACTGGTGTTGATAAAATTAAAAAGGTTCACGAGTTCTTTCTTTACAATGAGAAAGGATTGGGCTCAACAGGTGCTAGTCAAGGAATTCAAATTCATCCAGACGCTATCACTTATGTTCCCTCTGGTGTGATTGATGGTAATGGTGGTCGAGTGCTATCATATCTTCATAAAGCAATCAAACCTGTAAACCAATTGAGAATGGTTGAGGACTCTCTGGTAATCTATCGTATATCAAGGGCACCAGAAAGAAGAATATTTTACATTGATGTTGGTAATCTACCAAAGGTAAAAGCAGAACAATATCTCAAAGATGTTATGAATCGTTATCGTAACAAGTTGGTGTACGATGCATCAACTGGTGAGATTCGTGACGATAGAAATCATATGAGTATGTTGGAAGATTTCTGGCTCCCACGGCGAGAAGGTGGTAGAGGCACAGAAATTACAACGCTGCCCGGTGGACAAAATCTGGGTGAGATTGAAGATATCGTTTACTTTCAAAGAAAATTGTTTAGGTCATTGAATGTTCCTATTTCAAGATTAGAAGCAGAGTCTCAATTCACTCTTGGTCGTTCAACAGAGATTACCCGTGATGAACTCAAGTTTACAAAGTTTGTTCAGAGGATACGAAAAAAGTTCGTTCCACTATTTACTGACATTTTGAAAACACAACTGTTGTTGAAAGGTATTATATCTCCTGACGATTGGCCTAATATACAAGAACACATCCAGTACGACTTCTTAGCTGACGGTCATTTCGCAGAGTTGAAGGAAGCAGAACTTCTCAATGACAGAATTAATACTCTGAATCAAGTAGAAGCATATGTCGGCACCTTCTTTAGTAAACAATGGGTGCAAAAGAATGTTTTACGGTTGACTGATCTTGAGATTGAAGAAATGCAGAAACAGATAAATAAAGAGGCTGATATGGACCCAGAAGATGGTGGTATCAATCTTCCTGACGCACATGGTGGTATTAGAAGAGATGATACTGCAATGGGTAAGGTTGGAGAACCGGGCCCTCCAGAAGATAGTACAGTATACAATCCACAGGAGCAACCTCCAGAAGAAGAACCAGAACAAGAGCCAGAGGTATAGAAAATGAGTAGAGAATTTGTAGACGCAATTGAAAACGGTGATAATTTATCAGCTGAATCTGAATTTTCAGATATTATGATGAGTAAAGTTGGTAACTCATTAGAAACTAATAGACAAGAATTAGCTAATTCTTTTGTCAATAGTAAGGTTGATGATGTTAAAGAATCTTGATGAAGTTTATCAAACCACAGTTTTTGAGAAAGATGAACACAAAACATCACAGGAATACAAGAAATTGTCTCCTAAGATGCGAAAAGCTGTCGATTCTATCTTCAAAATCATGGATGCTAAACCTTCAGATTTCCTAAATACTTTTGAGAAAACTATAAGAGAAGTGTCTAAAAAGTTTGGTGTTACTGAGAAAGAACTTATGGGATACTTTGAAAAAGAAATGTTAGCAACATAGGAGTAGGGCATGTCATTTAAAACATTAAGAGTTGCTGGAACAGTCACCGCTGCACAGACAGCAGATGACGCAGCACATGAAGCCATTCTTGGCAAATTATCCCCAGCTTCTTCATATAGAGTAACAGAGTTTGCTGGTCAAGATGCTCTCTTTCTTATTTCAGATGATTATCCTGTAGCATCTTCTTCAAATGCATTTTATTTAAAAGCAGGAACTACAACAACAGTAGTTCCTGATGTAGAACGGGCACTACGATTTGCTTCTGGAGTTCCTATTGCACAAAATAGTGAAACTGACACAAATGCTAATGCAATTCTGTTAGAAAGTGGAACAGTAGATTCTCCTGGCTTTCTTCTCTACGATAGAGCCGAAACTGAATTCCGTATTTCAGTGATCAATGAAACTGCTAGTAGTGATTGCGCTGTTTACGTTGAAGAAGTTGCACAAGGACACCCAGGCGCATGAATATAAAACTAATTTCAGAATCAATTCAAGATGTGGAATACATCTGTGAAGAAAAAGAAAACGGTAAAAAAGACTACAAAATTCGTGGCGTCTTTATGCAGGGCGATATTAAGAACCGTAATGGTCGTATCTATCCTAAAGATGTGTTGATGAAAGAAGTTGCTAACTATAACAAGAAATTTGTTGACGAGAACAGGGCATTTGGTGAGTTAGGTCATCCAGACGGTCCTACAGTCAACCTTGAAAGAGTCTCTCACCTAGTTACATCATTAAAACCAGATGGTAGTGATGTTCTTGGTGAGGCTCGTATTTTAGAAACACCTATGGGTAAAATCGTCAAAACTTTGATGGACGAGGGAACAAAATTAGGTGTTTCATCTAGAGGCATGGGAAGCTTGGACGAAAGAGGTGGTGCCAAGTATGTGAGAGATGATTTTTACCTTGCAGCAGCTGCTGATATTGTTGCAGACCCTTCCGCTCCAAACGCTTTTGTAGAAGGTGTTATGGAGGGGAAAGAGTGGGTTTGGAATAACGGTTCGTTAATTGAAGCACATGTTGCAGAAGTGAAAAAGAGATTTGATGTTAAAAAGCGTCAAAGGCAAGCGAATATGGAAGCATTAGAGTTTGCTAAATTCCTCAAGAAATTATAATTTATAAATATTATTTAACAAAAGGAGACTTCCTATGTCTGAATTAGACCAAACAATAGAGGAACTTGAAGCGGAGGTATTAGCGGAACTTGAAGAAGCTAGTGAAGCCGACGCTCCGAAAAAAGGTTCTGTCCCTGCCGAGGGGAAGAAGAAACTGAAAACAGTAGGTAATGCTGAAATTCAAGATGGCGGTAAAGCGGTTGTTGAACCCGATGCAGCCAGTTCACCAACTGATGTTGCTGCTGATAAAGCATCAGAAGTTTCTGGTGATTCACAACAGAAAAGTGAAGGCAAGCCTGATCCCATGCAAAAGGTTAAAAAGGTCAGAGCCGAAGCTGCACACGAAGACGAAGATGAAGATGAAGATGAAGATGAAGACGATGAAGAAATGTCTAAAAAACAATTGATGGACGCCATGCATAAGAAGATGATGAGCATGAATAAAGAAGACCTTCATGCTGCTTATGGTTCTGTGATGAATGGTATGCATACCGAAGAAATTGATGAAGATGAAGTTTCTGAAGTTGTAGAGATGCATATTCAGAACATTGATATCACTTCTGACGTTGAAGCTTTGGTAGAAGGCGAAGACCTTTCCGAAGAATTTATGGAGAAAGCCGCAACAATCTTTGAGGCGGCTGTTAAATCAAAGACTCGTGAAGAAGTTACACGAATTGTAGAAGAACAACAAATTGCAATTGCTGAAGAAGTTCACGATTATAAAGAAGCACTTGCAGAAAAAGTAGATCAATACCTCGATTATGTTGTAGAGGAATGGATGAAAGAAAATGAGTTAGCAATTGAGCGTGGACTCAAGGGTGAGATTGCTGAAGACTTTATTTCTGGTTTGAAACAGTTGTTTGAAGATCATTACATTGACGTTCCAGACGAAAAATATGACGTTCTGGAAGCACAATCTGACAAGATTGCTGAACTAGAAGAGCAGTTGAATTCAATTATGGAAGCTAATATTCAAATGAATTCAGTTAACTCCGAATTAGTTCGGGAACAGGTCATTCTAGAAGTTGCTTCTGATTTGACCGATACAGAGATTGAGAAGTTTGCCTCTCTAGTGGAAGATGTTGACTTTGGGGATGAAGATGGTTTCCGTGCCAAACTCGACACCCTAAAAGAAAGCTATTTTCCAAAAAGTGAATATCTAGAAGAGACTTTTATTCATGATGAAGATGATTACGGAAGCGCCGCACAGGACATTGATACGAGTGATACAATGCAAAAATATATGTCTGCTATTGGTCGTGTCGAGACTCGTATTAACGGGCGCTAAGTTTAATATTATATAAATAGATGTAATAAAAATAAAAGGAGAAACAAATGTTTCAAGCAGAACATCTACAAGAAAAGTGGTCGCCAGTCCTAGAACATCCCGATCTTCCCCAGATTGAAGATGCCTATAAGCGGTCTGTTACCACTGTTATCCTCGAAAACCAAGAAGCTGCTCTAAGAGAAGATGCAGCATTCCTTTCGGAATCCGTTCCTACAGGTAATGTTTCCGGTGTATCAAACTGGGACCCAATTTTGATCTCACTAGTTCGCCGTGCAATGCCAAACCTCATTGCGTATGATGTTTGTGGTGTTCAGCCAATGACAGGTCCAACTGGACTTATCTTTGCAATGCGGGCCCGTCATGCTTCAATGGATGGTGAAGAAGCATTGGTCGATGAGACAACCGGCGCAGCTGCAAACGGATTCTCTGGTGACTTCTCGAACCAAAACGCTGCTGGTACAACTTCTGGACCAGGCGACATTGGTGCAAGTGAAAGCAACCCTGCTGCTCTTAATGACAGCCCTTCTGCTGGTACTTACACATTCGCAACTGGTATGACAACAGCACAATCTGAAGCATTGGGTGATAGCGGAACAAACGCTTTTGCCGAGATGTCATTCAGCATTGATAAGTCAACGGTCACAGCAGTTTCCCGTGCTTTGAAAGCAGAGTATTCAATGGAACTTGCTCAAGACCTCAAGGCAATCCACGGTTTGGATGCCGAAACAGAACTTGCAAACATTCTTTCAACAGAAATTCTTGCAGAAATCAACCGTGAGGTTGTTCGTTCTATCTATAACACTGCTGTTGCTGGCGCTCAAATCAACACAACAACTGCTGGTATCTTTGATCTTGACACCGACTCAAATGGTCGTTGGTCAGTTGAAAAGTTCAAGGGTTTGATGTTTGCTATCGAGCGTGATGCCAATGCAATTGGTCAACAGACTCGTCGTGGTAAAGGTAACATGATCATCTGTTCAGCTGATGTTGCTTCTGCACTTCAGATGGCTGGTGTTCTTGATTACACTCCTGCCCTCAACAACAACCTCAATGTTGATGACACATCCACCACATTTGCTGGTGTGATGAATGGTCGTTACAAGGTTTATGTTGACCCATATTCAGCTAATGTTGCTGCAAGTCAGTACTATGTTGTTGGATATAAAGGTACTTCACCTTACGATGCTGGTTTATTCTACTGCCCATATGTTCCATTACAAATGGTTCGTGCAGTTGGTGAAAACAGCTTCCAGCCCAAAATTGGTTTCAAGACTCGTTATGGTATGGCTGCTAACCCATTTGCCCGTGCTGGTGCAGAGGCCGCTAATACAGCTGCTACAATCTCACTTGCAGCAAATACAAATGCTTACTATCGTCGGGTTAAAGTTACAAACCTTATGTAAGATTGTTACAACAAGAAACTTAACTATAAACTTGGGAGAGCTTCGGCTCTCCCTTTTTTTTCTTTATAAATAAATGTATCATGTCGGAAATAAACAAAATCTTAAAAAATAAATTCGGTATTGATCGTGAATCAAAACCTGTAAAACAGGATAAGTGGTTGAAGTTCCAGCGGCCTATTGAAGAAGATTTACTTTTGCAGCAACAACTAATTGAGGCAAAACAGAAATCGATAGAAGAGGAAGAGCTTCAAGACATAGAAGAACAACCCAAACCTGTTGAAAAAAAATCCTTATCAGAAGGTGACGCAAAAAAGATAGCTGCGTTCTCTGAACTTATCAAGTCTTTTGGTGCAGAAATCGAACCAGAGATTATAGAAGAGGATTTACAATTACAAGTTGAAGATATCACACCTGTTCCTGTTGTCGTTTCACAGACACCAGTTGATATAAGAGAGGCAGTAAAACTTGTTAAGGATAGAACTTTACCCACAAAACAAGAAACAATAGAATCAACACAGAAACTTATTACTGATGTTGTAAACAACCTTGAGGACATGAAAGGTAAGACAGAGGTCAAAGAACAAGTAGATGAGATAGATGCATTAAGAGGAGAGTTTAACACACTACAAAAACAAGTAAGACAATCACAAATTACAATTGGTGGATTATCTGGAAGTGGTGGTGGACTTGATCCAAATAAAATTGCACACAGTTTGTTGCCAGCTGCTGATGATACTTTTGATTTAGGTTCTGCATCAAAGCAATGGAGAAACTTATATCTTGGTGGCAGTACATTAATTGTTGATGGTGCTTCTCTTGCTGCTGATGAGTTATCTGCATTAGATAATATAACTGCTGGTACGGTGGCTGCAAGTAAAGCAGTGATTGTAGACAGTAACAAAGATATCTCTGGTTTTAGAAATGTTACTCTAACAGGTGATCTGACTGTATCTGGTGATGATATCACAATGGGCACAAACACCGCAGGCCACATTATGGTCGCAGATGGCACCAACTTTAATCCTGTCGCAGTGTCTGGTGATGTGACGTTGGCATCTAACGGTGCAGTAACAATTGCAAATACTTCTGTTACAAATGCGATGTTAGCAGGTTCTATTGCTAATGCTAAACTTTCAAATAGTTCAATCACAGTTGCAGATGGTTCAAGCACAACTGCTATTTCTTTGGGTGGAACAATTACATTTTCTGGCACATCAAATGAAGTTACAGTTGGAGAAAGCTCTGGAACAATAACTGTTGGTTTACCAGATGATGTTACCATTGCTGGTGACTTGACTGTTAACGGTGACACAACAACGGTAAATACAGCTACTCTTTCAGTAGAAGACCCACTTATTAAACTTGCAAATGGTAACAATTCATCAGATTCACTTGATGTAGGATTTTATGGCCTTTATGATACCTCTGGTTCTCAAGACTTATTTGCTGGTTTGTTTAGAGATGCAAATGATAGTGGTAAGTTTAAATTATTCAAAGACCTTCAAGCAGAGCCAACCACAACTGTTAACACAAGTGGAACAGGATATGCAGTTGCAACTTTAGTTGCAAATCTTGAGGGAACCATACAAACAGCGGCACAAACAAATATTACTTCACTTGGCACATTAACCACCCTTACTGTAGATAGTATTATTATAAATGGGACAAATATTGGTCATACAAGCGATACAGATGCTATCGCAATTGCTTCTGATGGTGTGGTTACATTTAGTCAAGTTCCAGTGCTTCCTGCTGATACGATTGAGACAGCTGATATCCAAGATAATGCTGTAACTCCTGCTAAGATAGCTGGTGCAGTAAATGCTCAAACTGGAACGGCTTACACATCTGTAATTGGTGACGCATTCAAGACAGTTACGATGAGTAATGGGTCTGCTAACAAACTTACAATTCCACCTAACAGTAGTGTTGCATATGCCATTGGAGATCGTATCGATGTTGTAATGTTGGGTAGCGGCACAACATCTATTCAAGGCGGTTCCGGCGTTACAGTTAACGGAGTATCAACTGGCACCGTAGCTATAGCTGCACAATTTGCTGCGGTATCTTGTCTTAAAATAGCAACTGATACTTGGGTGGCAATGGGTAATCACGGTGGGGTGAGTTAAGATGCTTCATAGTGTTCCAGCGGGAGTTGTTTCTGCTGCATATTCGTCTTCTTCGCCTACTATCGAAACGATACGTGCATCCACAGTGTATACATGGAATTCTACTATTTCAACTACATCTCAAACAATTGCTAACCAAGAATCATCACCAGCAGATGGTTCATCACAAACAGACTATGATATAATGAATGGTTCCTCAACAGGTTCAGATGCTCGTGATGTTACCTATGTTAGTTCAAGTGGGGGGGAATATTACAAGCCTGCTAGTAACACAGCCCTCGACTTCTTAACTATGCATACATTTAAAAGCTTAACGGCTTTTACTAATTCACTGCATAAGGAAGATGCAGCATTCACTATTGAAATGGGATTTGGAGCGCCTAACCCGCCGCCGACATCGAATATTGGTTACTTTGCATCCACTGCCGAAGATACGGGTGATGTTGGTATACAGGTAAAGTATGATAATAATAATAAAATAGTGTTTGCTGTTTCTAATGGTAGTGGGTCAAGTTTGGCGTTCTCTCAAACAAGCACAGATGCTGCCGCTAGTGGATTTAATCATGTGGTAATATCAATTGATGAGGGTGTAACGAATGGTAGTATCATTTATTTGAATGATTCTACCAGTGACACTTTTAGTGCTAATTACAGTTCTCCATCAACTTCAGCAGCAACTTATAATTGGCATTTCTTAACCTCTTTACAATCACCGCCCGGTGATTTGAGTACACCTCGATTTGCAGTAGGCACGAATTCTGGTATAGGTTACTTTGCAGTATATAATAAAGCAGTCAGCGCAGAAGAGGCAGGACTACTTTATGATAACGCACCATCTAGATTTAAGATATGATAGCTTGCAAGGTTACTAATAATAAGAGAGGTGCTTTTACCTCCCTTTTTTTTCTTTATAAATAAATGTATCATGTCAGAAGGACCACTCTCAAGACAACCAGATAAGTTGGATTATTTAAGTCCGACACAATTTCGTTTTGGCATTAACCAATTACCAAAGGTTGAGTTTTTCACCACTGCTGCAAACATTCCCGGCATCAACATGGGTGAAGCAATGTTTGACACTCCATTCAAAAATTTTGGTGTTATGGGTGACAAACTGACATATGAAAACTTGGAAATAACTTTTATTGTTGATGAGTTTTTAGAAAACTATAGGTCATTACATGAGTGGATGACTGCTATAGGATTTCCAAAAGACAGAAAACAGTTCAGAGATTTTAGGTCTAATACATCAAATACACCTAGTGCATCTATAAATACTCCCTCAACAGAAAGAGTTGGAGCAACCACTTCAGCAAATGCTTTATTCTCTGACGCTAACTTAATAGTATTGTCCAATAAAAATAATCCAGTTCTTCAAGTTGATTATCAGAACATATATCCAGTTGCTCTTAGTGGAATACAATTTAGTCAAGACGGTTCAGACGTTCAATATATAACATCAAGTGCAACATTCTCATATCAGATATATGAATTTACCACATTATAAAGGAAATAGATGGATAAGTTAAGTGAATTACAGGCTGAAGCCAAAGAAGACCTTATTATAATAGATGATGAAGACCTACACCAACAATCCTATAAAAATCAAATCATCAAACCAAAATGGTTGGATTATAAATCCAAGTATAAACTTATGATGTTTCAGTGTAAATCTGAACATAAGAGGTTATATCGGGAGAAATGGGAATATTATGGCGGCAAGTCAGACGCAAAAGTTTATGCTGCGAAACCTTTTGACCTCAAGGTTTTGAAGACTGACCTCGGCGTTTATATAAATTCTGATGAAGAGATTATGGATATTGAGAAAAAAATTGTATACTATGAAACAGTAATAGAGTTTATAGATGGTGTGATAAAGTCTATAGATAGTAGAGGATGGGACATTCGTAACGCCCAAGATTGGAAGAAGTTTATTGCCGGAGGTTTTTGATGAGAAAGTGGATTGGTTATTATGAAAATGTTATTTCTGGTGAAGCTATAAAAGAAATTTTTAATTATCCTTGGCACTGGAGTCCGTCAACATATTCAAGCCACAAAGGTCAAAGCCATAATAGTGAAGAACGAGTTAGAATGGATGAGGTTTGGGTCAGAGAAGAAAATAGGCCATATCCAAATTTAAGAGAAGCTGTCTTGAAATCTATGAGATTTTATGGAGAGGAGCATGAAAACTTTTCTTGCATTCACCACACTGATTTTCGTATTAACAGGTATGGCATCGATGGTTTTATGTCCTCACATATTGACAACATACACCATTCTCATGGTCAACAGTATGGATACCCCCAAGTCTCGGTTCTCTTGTTTTTAAATGATGATTATGAAGGAGGAGAAATTATTGTTGCCGATAATGAATATAAACCCATAGCCGGTTCAGCATTAATTTTCCCTTCAAACTTCATGTTTCCTCATGAGGTTAAATCGGTAACAAAGGGTGAAAGGTGGAGTGTAGTATCATGGTTAATGTAAACAAACATGAAATATTTCCAACGATGGTATATCAATTCAATTGTGGTTTTGATGACCTCAAAGCAATTGATATAACACAAATGAATACATATATTTTGGCAAATGAAAGGGAGGATATTGTAAATCAATCTAAGGATGGTTTACAAACTTTGTCTACATTTAGAAATTTGACAGATATTGTATATGACCAAAATAAAAAATATCTCACTGACTTACAATATGAGTTTGATGAGATAGAGATTACAAGCATGTGGTCCAATCATCTAAAGCCTGGACAATCACATCCACCTCACACACATTCTAATAATTTGCTTTCTGGAGTGTTCTATCTTAACTCAGAATTTCCGGCAACACCAATTCAATTCTTTGATCCCAGACCCCAAGCAAACATTCTGTCTCCAAGAAATGAACCAAACAAATATAATGCAAGCATGATACAGTTCAATTGTTTGCCATGCACAGGATATATTTTTCCTGCTTGGTTACAACACTGGGTTCCTCCCACTCCCGTTGATAGAGTAAGCATATCTTGGAATATTTTAGTTAGAGGTCAGTACGGGGAAACTGAAACTTTCCAAAATGCTAATATCTAAAAAGAACGAAGTCTATCTAAGGTTGATTGATGTTGAGCCATCCATTGCTGCTGAACTCAATGATTTCTTTACCTTTGAGGTTCCCGGCTTTAAATACATGCCTGCATATAGAAGTAAAATGTGGGATGGAAAAATTAGGTTGTACAATATTGTCACAGGGGAGATTTATGTGGGACTTCTCCCCTATATAGAAGAATATCTTAATAATAATGGTGAAGGTTATGAATTCGCAGACGGGATCACAAGTAAAAGAGATGTTGCCAGAAGTGTGGTGCAAGGGTTTGTGCGAGGGCTTAGACCCACCCTTAATGGAAAAAGAATTGAAGTACGAGATTATCAACTTGATGCCATTGCCCACGCTATCGCCACAAATCGTTCTTTGCTTATTTCTCCTACTGCTTCCGGTAAGTCATTAATAATATATTGTCTTGTTCGTTACTACCAAATGATGGAACTAAAGACTTTGATCTTGGTTCCAACCACTTCGCTTGTCGAACAGATGTATAAAGATTTTAAGGACTATGGATGGAGTTCTGGAACATATTGCCAGAAAATATATCAGGGTTATGACAAGAAGGTAACAAAGGATGTTGTAATATCTACTTGGCAATCTATTCACAGAATGCCTAGACAATACTTTAGACAGTTTGGTGCAGTGTTTGGTGATGAAGCACACTTGTTTAAAGCAAAGTCGCTTACAGGTATTATGACAAAGCTTGACACTTGCAAATATCGTTTTGGACTAACAGGCACATTAGATGGAACTCAAACACACAGATTGGTGTTGGAAGGATTGTTTGGTAAAGCGAAATATGTTGTAACCACCAAAGAATTGATTGATGATAAAACATTAGCTAACCTAAAGATTGATTGTATAATTTTAAAATATCCTGATGAGGATAGGCAAATAGTAAAGGATTTTGAATATGCCGCAGAACTGGAATACATCGTCACTAAGGCTGAAAGGAATACTTTCGTATGCGATCTTGTGGGCCACCTCAGTGGCAATACTCTCGTTCTTTTTCAGTTCGTAGAGAAGCATGGTAAGATTCTGTATGATATAATACACGATAAATACAAAGACAGAAAAGTTTTCTTTGTATATGGTGGCGTAGCTACAGATATCAGGGAAGAGATACGAGAGATTGTAGAAAATGAAAAGGATGCCGTTATTGTTGCGAGTTATGGTACTTTCAGCACTGGTATTAATATTCGCAACATCAACAACATCGTGTTTGCAAGCCCCTCGAAAAGCAAAATCAGAGTGCTTCAGTCGCTTGGGCGTGGGTTGCGACAACAAGGAGGGGATAAGACCTTACGACTTTATGATATATCCGATGACCTCTCTCTCGATTCTAAACTAAATTTCACTCTAAGACACTTTAAAGAAAGACTAAATATATATGATGACCAGAAATTTGATTATGAAATTAGAAGGATAAACTTAAAATGAACACAGATTCTTATAAAGTTTTGAAATTGTCTAACGGCGAAATGATTGTGTGCGAAATCAACGATTACGATGATAAAATATATGATATCATGAATCCACTAAGAATGGATGTTATTCCAATAAAAAGCCGAAACGGTGGAATAGGCGAAACCTTAAACCTGACTCCGTGGATGCAACATTTTACAGACCAGAAGTATTTCAATATTGAAAAGAATCAGTGCATCTTAATAGCTGATGCCTCCGTAGGATTGTCAAAGTATTATGAATATGTGATGCTTAGAATTGATGATAGCTGGGACAACGGAGATAACTTAATTCCCGAAGATAATACAGATGAAGATGTATATGATGATCTTCTAGAAGAGATTAAAGCAGAATCTAAACTTATTCATTGACCCAACCACATACTTAATGTACACTCTTTTTTTACCTGAGTCAAGTCTCCTAATGAAAAAAATAAAGGGACTTGACTTTTGTTGTTGTAAGTAGTATTATAAGATATATTATTTGGAGATTTAAATGGCAAAGAAAAAAGGTATTCATTATGTAGACAATAAACAATTTCTACAAGCAATGATTGAATGGCGTGAAGAATATGATCTCGCAGAAGAGAATGGAAAACAAACACCACCTGTAACAAACTACATTGGTGAATGCTTTCTAAAGATTGCTACTCATCTAGCTTATAAACCAAACTTTATTAATTACACATATAGAGAAGATATGGTTTCTGATGGTATCGAAAACTGCCTGCAATATGTTAAAAACTTCAATCCAGAAAAATCAAAAAATCCTTTCGCATACTTTACGCAAATCATCTATTACGCTTTCCTTAGACGAATTGCGAAAGAGAAGAAACAAAGTCACGTTAGAAATAAAATGATTGAGCGTGACGCATATGATTCATTCACCACAATGGAAGGAGATGATTCTTCTTATTATGTTGAGGGAATTGATACTAAATTATTCTTACCAGAAGAAGATGTTTATAAACCAAAGAAAAAAGAGCCAGCAAAGAAAAAAGGGTTGGAAGTTTTTATGGAGAAAGACACTTGAAAATTGCATTGATTACTGATACTCATTTTGGCGCTAGAAATGACAACGCAAATTTTAATGATTATTTTTATAAGTTCTATGAGGGTGTGTTCTTTCCATACTTACATCAGCATGGCATAAAAACTTGCATTCATTTGGGTGATGTTATGGATCGTAGAAAGTTTGTTTCGTACAAGACTGCGAAAGACTTTCGTGAAAGATTTATATTGCCATTCAGTCAACTGGAAGTTAATTTACACATGTTGGTTGGTAACCATGACACCTTCTATAAGAATACTAACGATGTGAACTCACTACAGGAACTTGTAGGTGGTAAATTTCGCAACATTAAGGTATACCCAGAAGCACAAGAGGTAGACTTTGATGGGTGTAAAATTCTTTTCATGCCTTGGATAAACAGTCAAAATTATATTCATTCTATGGGTATGATTGATGAGACAACTGCTCAAATTTGTATGGGCCATTTAGAGTTGAATGGCTTTGAGATGCAGAAGGGTATGTATATGGATCATGGCTGGGACAAGCAAGAGTTTAGAAAGTTTGATACAGTTATGAGTGGTCATTATCATCACAAGTCAGATGATGGTCAGGTGTATTATCTCGGCACACCATATGAAATCTATTGGAATGATTGGGAAGACCCAAAAGGATTTCATATATTTGATACAGAGACAAGAGAGCTTGAGCGTATTGTAAATCCATACAACATCTTTTCCAAGATTTACTATGATGATACAGTTAATGATTATAGTCATATGATTGGCCCTTCTGCGACTGCTTATGATTTTCAAAAATATAAGAATAAGTATGTGAAACTGGTGGTAGTCAATAAGAAAGACCTATTCCAGTTTGATCAATTTGTTGATAAGCTCTTGACAGCAGACTGTCATGATGTTAAGATTGTTGAAGACTTTTCAGAGATGGATGCGAACAATGTATCTGATGATATCGTTGAGAATACAGAAGATACGATGACATTGCTGGAAAAATATATTGACGAGTTGTCCGTAGACCTAAGTAAAGATAGACTGAAAAATACAATGAGAACCTTATATACTGAAGCACAGGATTTGGAAATTTGATCACTTTTGAATGCGTTAGGTGGAAGAACTTTTTATCAACTGGAAATAATTTTACCGAAATACAACTAAACAAGGAATCAACAACACTCATTATTGGTGAGAACGGCGCAGGGAAATCTACTGTGCTTGACGCATTATGCTTTGGGTTGTTTGGCAAACCTTTTCGTAACATCAATAAACCACAACTTCTCAATACTGTTAATGGTAGTGGATGTATTGTTGAGGTGGAGTTTAAGGTTGGTGGTAAGAATGTAAAGGTTGTTCGTGGCATCAAGCCAAATGTATTTGAGATTTACATCAATGACAAGATGTATAATCAGGATGCGAATGCCAGAGATTACCAGAAGTATCTGGAACAGCAAATCCTAAAGTTGAACTACCGTAGTTTTACACAGGTTGTTATTCTTGGTTCATCCACATTTGTTCCATTCATGCAATTGAAGTCCCGGCATCGTAGAGATGTTGTTGAGGAGATTTTGGATATCCAAATCTTTTCTTTGATGAATATGATTCTCAAACAGAAACTAAAAACAATTGATGATAGTATGAAGGATATTCAATACAAAGCTGAACTAACTTCTGAAAAAATTTCTTTGAAAGAGAAGTATATTGAAGACTTACAGGAAAATAAAAGAAAACTTTTGGTTGAAAAAACAGCTTTAATTTCTGATAATGAAGAAGAGATTTTCAAGAAGAAGAGAAAGATTGCTGACCTTCAAGATGATATTGAGTGTATGCATGAGAAGATATCTAATGCCTCAAAAATTGAGGAGAAGTTCACCAAGCTAAAAGACATTCAATCTCAACTGAAAGAAAAACATAGAGCGCATAGTAGACTTGTTGGTTTCTTTGAAGCCAATGAGGATTGCCCTACTTGTCAACAACATATTGATGAGGTTTTCAAATCTACTATGGTTAGCAAAAAGAAAAGCGAAGCTGATAAGTTGTCTATAGGAATGAATGACCTCAAAGATGAATTGAATGCAACCAAAGCAAAGATTGCCATAATCAATGAGGTCAATCAGAATATACAGGCAAATAATGTTGAGATTGCAAAAGAAAATAGCTCAATGTCTCAACTACAGAAATTCAATGCGACATTACAATCAGAGATAGACCAT